AGTTTTAATGTACAAGGTGGCGATTTTGATCTTATAAGCTCTGAGTCTGTTAAAAGACCTGTAGGACCATTACATAAGAAATCAGTTTTCCGTTATATGGATAAAGGAAGAGTAGATGTTTATGGTTCTTTTTTTGATTTTAGGGGAAAGCAGAAATCAAAAGTTTGTGATACTCCAATGAGCAAATTTCTACCACACACATATAAGAAGAAATTTACTGCACCAGAGATGATGTCATATGTACCTTGGCGAACAGCAGCATTAGATTTAGTTCAACCTATAGTATTGAGTTCAACAATATTAGATCGTTGTAGCTCAGGATATATAAATGATGTTATGGAGAAAATAGATGTCAATAATATTTCTGGTATGTTGATGGTTCTCGATGATTTCACAGCCATAAATGGTGCAAGAGTTGCTTATATTGATAAAATTAACAGAAATACAAGTGCAGGAAATCCTTGGAAGAAATGCAAAAAGTATTTTTTAGAATCTATACCAGCTGAACATGGCATGATGGATCCTGTTAAAATTAGTGATAGCGAGATCACTGATAGAATTGATCTTATAATCACAACCTATTTAGAAGGTAAAAGATGCAATCCAAATTTCTGTGCTCATCTAAAGGATGAGCCAGTTACTTTTGCAAAGGCTAAAATAGGTAAAACACGAGTATTTACCGGTGCACCTTTCGATTGGTGTGTTGTTGTAAGAAAATATCTCTTATCAATGGCTCGTTTGCTTCAGAATGAAAGATTTGCTTTTGAAGCTGCACCTGGTACTGTCGCACAATCTCTCGAGTGGCAAGAAATATATGATTATATTACTATACATGGAGAAGACAGAATTGTGGCTGGTGACTATAAAGCCTATGATAAAAGAATGAGTCCAAAAGAAATTTTGGCTGCGTTTGATATTATAAAATATTTTTGTAAATTATCTGGTAATTATTCCGACGATGATCTCAAAGTTATCCAAGGTATTGCAGAGGATACAGCATTTTCAGTTGTAGATTTCAATGGAGATCTTATACAATTATATG